AATTATGAAAACAGATAAAAATTTCAAAATGCGTAAGACTACCAAGCAAATGCTGACCAATCTTTTTGGACAGGAACGAACAGCATTCAAAAATCTTATGATTGATTCACAGGTATCTTTTGAGAAGAATGCTAAGGCATCTTTAAAGAAAGTGAAAGCGGTAAATAATGAGTAGAAATTGTAATACGGTTCTAGAATTATCACAGTCCCTTGTTGATGATTTACGTAGAATGGCCAGTGATCGTGGGGTCACGGTCAGTCGAATGATTGAAATAATATTGACAGAGGTCTTAAATAAAGAAATGGAAAAAAAGTATACCGGCAAAGTATTAGAAATTTGCGATAACGGTGATGCCATTATTGAACTTCCAGACGATCTCATAGCCGATATTGGCTGGCAAATTGGTGATGAATTATCAATTGATCAAGAAGATGGTCTTATTGTTATTCGTAATTTAACTGTTCCTCCTCTAAATAGCTTGGAGATCAAAGTATGATGCAAGAAGATGTTAATACGTTCATTGATGCATGTGATCAACCTTCAACCTATGCTAACATGATTTTATATCAGACTCTCATCACTGAAGAATATTATGAATTTCTAGATGCGAGGATTGCCAATGATCCCGTTGAAGAATTGGATGCCTGTATGGATATGATTTGGGTAATCTTAGGTTTCTGTAAGATGAGGGGCTTTGATGTTTCTGGTGCTTGGGCTGAGGTTGCACGTAGCAATCTGAGTAAGATTGATCCTGTAACAAAGAAAGTAATAAAAAGAGAAGATGGTAAAGTTCTTAAACCAGAAGGATGGAAGCCACCCGATTTAGGTAAATACGTGTAGTAGTATTGACATTTAGTTTTGTTTGTAATATAATATTATTTTAACTATGAGAGTATCAATGAATATTAAATCTGTTGCGAAAAAAATTGCTGAGCAAGAAAACTTGGCCGTAGCAATTAAATATGACCTCGTCTATCGTGACTACGATAAGATGGTCGAACTGATCGGTCTTGTTGACGATCCTACATACAACAAAGATGACTTTCGTGGTCGTGAAATGTTGTTCCCTAAAAAATGGGTCACACTCTCTGTGCTTGATCTTTCTTATGAGGTAAAAACCAATGATTAGAGTTATTGCTATGAAAAGTGGTATGAATTTGATCGCTGAGGTTGAAATTAATGACCAAGGAGCAATTCTCAAAAAACCAGCTGCTGTTGTTATGCAGAATTCACCTAATGGCGAAAGCATGATTGGCTTCTCACCATATCTTATCTATACTGAAGAATTCAATACTGGAATTGCAATCTGTTATGAAGATTTCATTGCTGTCCTAACTCCTGAAGTTGAAATTCTTAATGCATATAGCAAGTATTTTGGATCAGGCATTCAAGTTGCTTCTTCTCTTGTATTGTAATGGATTTCTATACAAGTGTAGTAACTGTTGGGAATAACATCCTCTATCGAGGTGTAAAGAATGGTAAGAGAATAAAGCTGAAAGTGGCTTATAGTCCTACACTATTTGTTCCTTCAAACAAGTCAACCAAGTATAAAACTCTTCATGGTGATCCTCTTGAACCGATGAAGTTTGGTTCTATAGGTGAAGCAAGAGATTTCATTGAGACTTATAAGAAAGTCTCTAATTTTAAAATCTATGGCAACAATAAATTTGATTATGCTTTTATTGCAGAGAACTTTCCTGGTGCTATTGAGTGGGATCAAGATCATCTGAGTGTTGCGGTAATCGATATCGAAGTTGGATCCGATAATGGATTTCCAAATCCATATCAGGCCAATGAACCAATCACTGCAATAACAGTTAGATTCCTCAATGGAAAGACATACGTATTTGGTTGCGATCCTTACTTTCGTAAAAGTGATGATGTATTATACCATCAGTGTGGCACTGAGTATAATTTATGTAAGGTCTTTCTTGAATTCTGGAAAGAAAATTGTCCCGATGTAGTATCTGGTTGGAACATTAAATTCTTCGATATTCCATATCTGGTTAATCGATTCGAAAAGCTTTTAGGGACTTCAGAAATGAAATCTCTATCGCCATGGAATATGATTAATCAGAGAGAAGTATATGCAATGAATAAAACAAACATTGCCTATGAAATTATAGGAGTAGCCACACTTGATTACATCGAATTGTATCGATGGTATGCACCAGGTGGTAAATCACAGGAATCATATCGACTAGACAATATTGCTCAAGCTGAACTCGGTGAAGGTAAAATATCATATGATGAATTCGAAAGTCTGCACCAGTTATACCGACTAGACTATCAAAAGTTTATTGATTACAACATCAAAGACGTTGACCTAATCTTTAAACTTGAAGATAAGTTGAAATTAATTGAATTGGCTTTAACTCTTGCATATGATACAAAAACAAATTATACTGATATTTTTGCACAGACAAGGATGTGGGATGCACTGACCTATGGGTATCTCCTCAATAAAAACATTATTGTTCCTCCTAATGTTCATACAAGCAAAGATGGTGCATTTGAAGGTGCCTATGTTAAAGACCCACAAGTTGGTATGCATGAATGGGTAGCATCATTTGACTTGAATAGTCTATACCCACATCTGATGATGCAATATAACATAAGCCCAGAGACATTAATTCAACCTGAAAATTACACAGCAGAAATGCGTGAATTAATTTCTTCTGGCATATCAGTTGATTCTCTTTTAGAAAAACGTGTGGATACATCTAAGCTTAGTGATGCAACACTTACACCAAATGGCCAATTCTTTGATACAAAGAAACGTGGTTTCTTGCCAGCTATGATGGAAGAAATGTATAATGATCGGAAGAAGTTTAAGAAGATGATGTTGGTAGCAGAGCAAGAGTATGAGAATGAAACTGATCTTGATAAGAAGTATGAAATCTCTAAGCGTGTTGCAAGATATAACAACCTGCAATTAGCAAAGAAGGTTTCTCTTAACAGTGCTTATGGTGCTCTCGGTTCTGAATACTTTAGGTTCTATGATTTAAGAATGGCACTTGCTGTTACGACCGCTGGTCAGTTATCGATTCGTTGGATCGAAAAGAAACTGAATCAGTATATGAATAATCTATTAAAGACAGATGAAGACTATGTTATTGCATCGGATACAGATTCGATTTATCTCAGGTTTGGTCCATTGGTTAATAAAGTCTATTCGAACAAGACAGATGTTGGTGTCATTATCCCCTTCATGGATCGTGTCTGTGAAGATAAGATTCAACCATATATCGATAAGAGTTATCAGGAACTTGCTGAGTATGTTCATGCCTTTGAACAGAAAATGCAGATGAAACGTGAAGCATTGGCAAACAAAGGTATTTGGACTGCTAAGAAACGTTATATCATGAACGTGTATAACAATGAAGGTGTTCAGTATAAAGAGCCTCATATGAAAGTCATGGGTCTTGAAATGGTAAAATCTTCAACACCGTTATCTATTCGTGGTAAAATGTCTGATACTATTAAATTGATTATTAATGGAAATGAGATTGATGTTCAGAAATTTATTGGTGAATTCAAGAGTTCTTTCTCAGGATTGCCACCTGAAGAGATATCATTTCCACGTGGTGTTAATGGGCTAACACAGTATGCAAATAGTTCCACCATTTATTCCAAAGGAACACCCATTCATGTTAGGGGTGCATTGATATATAATCATAATCTGAAAAAGCTTGGACTAACTAAAAAGTATCCATTGATTCAAGAAGGTGAGAAGATAAAGTTTACCTATCTAAGACAACCTAATCCGTTCAAAGATAATGTCATTTCATATCCATCTAGATTGCCACCAGAATTTGAATTGGGTGATCACATAGATTATGATCTCCAGTTTGAAAAAGCATATCTAGATCCAGTTAATCTGATTATGCAATGCATAGGATGGCAAGCAGAGAGAACAAATACATTAGAAAGTTTTTTTAAATAAACGAGGACAATATGAGTTTACTTGACAAATTGAGAAAGAACAGCACGATTAAAGATAGTGCCATTCTTGAAGATTCAAAATTCTTTACTGAGAAAGATTTTATTCCAACACAAGTGCCAATGATTAATGTTGCATTATCTGGCTCACTCGATGGTGGTTTAATTCCTGGTCTTACGATGTGGGCAGGGCCATCAAAACACTTCAAGACTGCATTCAGTTTGTTGATGGCTAAAGCATACATGGACAAATATAAAGATGCTGTGATGCTGTTCTATGATTCTGAATTTGGAACACCAATCAAATACTTTGAAACATTTGGTATTGATCAATCAAGAGTGCTACACTCACCACTGACTGATATTGAACAATTGAAGTTTGATATCATGCA